TGTTGTAGAGGAAGCTATTGCAGATGTTGAAGAACTTACTGAAGAACAAATAGAAGTTGTAGCTGAAGTCTTACAAGTAGAAGCAGAAGATGTAGCTATCATTGCTGAGTCTGTTAAAGATGACGAGGTTATAGCTGAAGCAGTAGAAGAGTATGTGGAAAGAGCTGTAGAGAATGCTGATGTAGAGAATTACACCCTTGCTGATGTTGTTACAGAGATATCTTACGAATCATTCATAGAAAATCCTATAGAGACCTTCGTAGATTTTAATAATTTAGGTGATATAACCATTGCAAACATAGGTGATGACATGACCAATGACCAAAAGGAAAAAGCACAAGAGGTTGTAGTGCCAGTAATTTTGACTAGAATAGCTACTATGGCTGCTTTTATATATAGGAGAGGTAATGTTTAAACAACTAGGTAACTGGATAATAGAAGCAATTAAGGAAACATTAAACCTTAGTTGGACTCTAGTGGGTTTAGTTATTGCAACATTAACTTTGACTGGTTCTGCACAACAGGTGACAGGACTTGCTACAATAGTTACATTAGCTATATGGTTATTAACCATAGGATTTAGAAAGTGAGAGTACAATATGTCCGACAAAAAATTACAATATCTAATTGAGGAACTGTTAACAATAGAAAAAGATGGTAAGAAAGTCTTTACACCAACAGTAATGTTAAATGGTGAGACACCTATTGTTACAGGGTTATCTTCAAATATACCACTGTATCTTAATGCAAAAAAAGACGGAGAAGTCAGAGCAAGAGATGAAGAAGGTAAATTCGTATCAGATGATATAACTACTGCAGACAATGAAGCATGGGAAAACCCTAAAGAAGGTACAGAGTAATGTGTTTTATAAATCAAAAAGATAATGGTACATACATACAGGTATGTAACTATAAATATGGGTCAGAACATTGCAGTTAGATGTTATTAGAACTCAGTTTGGCAAAGATGCTACCAATGGGATGCTGTTTATTGATGGTATCTTTGAGTGTTATACACTAGAAGACCAGTATCAAGCAGTCAAAGTAATGCATGAGACCTGCATACCCGAGGGTACATACGATGTAGAGTTTAGAAAGACTGGTGGTTTTCATGCCAAGTACTCTGAGAGATATAAGAACGCACATTATGGTATGTTGCACATACAAAATGTACCTAACTTTACATACATACTGATACATACTGGCAACACCGATGAACATACCTCGGGCTGTCTTATTGTCGGAGAAAGTCAACAAGATTTAGATATATCTGCTGACGGATTCATCGGCTCAAGTGCTGTGGCGTACAAGAAGATGTATTCAAAAGTGGCTAATCAATTACTACAAGGTAAGAAAGTTAGCATTAAATACAATACTATTAATAATTTGTTGGAGAATAAACCTTTAGATAATAAAGCTAAAGACCATTTGATATTAGCTGAGTCTGTATATGATAAATTACAAGAGATAAACGGTAATGTCATCAAGACTAATGCTATGATTAAAGGTAGATTAATAAACTAGGAGATATATATGAGTGCAGAACTCAAAGATATGTTAGAAAGAACTGGTTGGACCTTCATTGAAGCGTTCATCGGTGCTTTAACTGTCGCTCCACTAGTGGGTGTAGATGCTGAAGTAGTTCAGTTAGCTGCTCTTGCAGGTGGTGGTGCAGCGTTAACAGTAATTAAAACTTACGCCAAAAAACAAATTGGTGGAAGTTCATCTGTTAGCAAGTAATACATTTAAACATAACTAGATAGCTTACAGGGCTAAAGGAGGCTAGTATGCCTAAGAAAAAGAAATATACTAGTGAACAACTAGGTAATAATTTCTACAAATCAGGATGGATGCCTGGCTATGACATCAATCCACAAACAGGTATGGGTGAGCTTACTCATGTAGGTACTGACCCAAACTACCAATCAAAGTACGATGAGATACTTAGAGACTGGGGATTCGACCCAAAGAAATATGAAATCGTTGGTGAAGTTCGTGCATCCAGTTGGAATACACAACTAAAAGGTGGTCAAGTAGAGACATTCTTTGCGTTTAAAGGAATAGTAAAACATAAATCACCAGGTCACGACAAATACTTTCAAGAGTTATTTAAACAAGCTAAGAAGAAAGCACCATTAAAAAGAAAAACATTAGGTGGAGACACTGCCTTTATGTTTTTGATGGCTGACTGGCAACTAGGAAAGAAAGACTTCGGAGTTGAGAATACAATCAAGAGATATGATGTGGCTTTACAAGATGCTGTCAATAGAATCAAAGAGTTGCGTAAGTCAGGTGTAAAGATAGACGAGATATACATGGTAGGATTAGGTGACCTCACTGAAAACTGTTATGGATTCTACGACTCACAACCACACAACATAGAGCTATCACTCATTGAACAATACGCATTAGCTAGAAGTTTAATTATGAAAACTATTGATACATTCCTACCTCATGCTGATAACTTAGTACTCGCAGGGGTACCAGGAAATCATGGTGAGATGTCAAGGTCTGGTAAAGGTCAGGTAACTACATCACGATTAGACAACTCTGATACTATGCACTTAGATATTTGTGGTGAGATTATGGAGGCTAACCCAGAAAGATACAGTAAGGTTGCAGTCAATGTAGCTACTGGATTTCATCAGGTGTTAGACATAAAAGGAATAAAGACTGGCTTCAGTCATGGTCACATGAGTGGTGGTGGTGGTAACGCAGAAGCAAAGGTAGAAAATTGGTGGAAGGGTCAGATGTATGGCTTTCTACCTGCAGGTGAGTGTCAGATACTTAATACTGGTCACTATCATCACTTCAGAGCGAAGCAGCAGGGAGATAGAACTTGGTTTCAATCACCGTCATTAGATAAGAGTATAGATTTTACTGCTCGGTCTGGTATGTGGTCACATCCTGGTGTCCTTACATACACAATAAACAAAAAAGGATGGGATAACCTTAGAATCTTATAACACATAGTGCCACTAAGATTATTGCTCGTGTCTGAGAGCATCCTCGCAGGGGTAAAACCTTAGTGTTTGTAGGCTTTTAATTGTTTAATAATATCTTGTATGGTTTCTTATTGCCATGCAAATCTAACTCTGGATAAAACTTCATAGGTATTCTTTCGTCATTCCATTGTGTTGTTACCTTTGTGTATGATAACCACACTGGTTCAGCATCAGGATGTGCAAAGTAAGTTATGCCTACCCTAACATTAGAATACGGTTTAGCTTTCTCATACATCTCGGATAGATGTTGATAGTCACTGCCTTTAAACTTTAAAGTTCCTTTAACCTCTGCTATATAGAGTTTGTCTTTAATAACAAAGACATAGTCTGGAACTAATATTATCTGTAATGCTATCCACATCTTCTTCATGTTTGGTGTTAGCTTAGGGTCAGGTCCAAGTTTAATCCAGTCCTCACCTTCTATTAGATTATTCTTTTTAAAATACTTTTGCATACACTCGTCAGCCATGTCTGGTACTGACTGTCTTTCTTTCCAACTGTTTGTAAATTTCATATCATCTCCTAAAATGGTATCTCTTTTGTCTTAACGCCCTGTGATTTTTTATCTAATAAGGCATGGCACTCTCGGTACTCCCATGACCAAGGTTTTGTTTCATCAGCTACTAACTTATATCTTCTACCACAATAGACATTTCCCTCTTGGTCATAGTAAGTTATGTTATTAACTCCTTTGCAATTAAAAGAACTTTTACATTTAGTATCAGGTGCAGGTGGTATATCAAAATTATGTTCAGGATATTTTTCCTTAATCCTATCAATAAGTTTATCTAAGTTACTACCTGCTTGTTCTAAAGCCATTCTGTTGGGCAGTCAGTGTCACCCCAAGCTGTCCATCCACAACCCTCGTTGCCTTGATACTTACTGCAACTCCAACTAGGTATCTTGCCGTACTTGTCTGGGTCATCCTGTTTCTTTTGTCTATTGTCTTCAATGTATTCTGTCTTGCTACACTCTGGACAACTTCTTGTCTTGTCTTGTACCTCACCAAATACTTCTTCAACTATTTCTACATCAGTTTTTTTTTCGTCAACTTGCTGTGTTTCAAAGACTAAGTCTTTAAATATTTCTATTTGTTTATCATCCCAGTCTTCTACTTCCTCTGGAAATCCCTTAGAAACTACATCCCTGTACACATCTCTCTTAATAACTGCTTTAACTACCTCATCACTTACAGTCGCAGTCATAAAAGTATTAAGTTGTTGTGCGTTGTTAGGTTGTTCTTCAACATCCTTAGCAAAATCTTTCTTTGCTTTCTCTAATACCTTGATGTCCTCTTTGTCTTTAGTCATCTTAGGTTTGGATGTCTGTACTTCTGCGTAGTGTTCCTCTTCAGTTACACCACCTGTCCATAGTTCTAAACCAATACCTAATCTCATGCAACATCTTTTAATACCGTCTGATACTGCCAGTTTAAGTATCTCTGATTCAGTTATGTTTCTTTTTACTGCGTTTACATCAACATCCCCAACTTCTTCTATGGTCTGGTCTGTTGATTTAATATACAGTCTGCACTTTGCTCCAATGATTGCCCCAGTTTTATCTCTAGTTTCTTCAAAGGTAAAGTCGTAACCACCACCAATGACATCTACTAATCGTTGTGTGTATATGTGATGTGGTACATAGTCACCAAATTTGCCCTGAGGTGCTTTCTTTACAACACTCTTTGGAAAATCTTTGGTTAATTTTTTTTGTGTTTCCTTATTCATTCTTCCTCTCCTTGCTTGTCTGTTTCTATAATTTTATAAACCATTTGTCTACTGCATCCTAAAAGTTCTGCAATTTCAATAGCACTTATACCGTTACTATAACAAAACAGTACGACATTATTTCTTGCAACTATCATACTTGTCAGTTGCTTCTTTAGTTTATTTATATCTTTACTTTGTGTTTTTAATAAAGATTTAATTGAACCCATTTCTAGTAAATGTTGTAGTACTAATGCTTTCATTCTTCCTCCTTATTTGCTTGCTTACTCATCATCTCTTCTGCTATTGCTTGTGTGTTTTCGTTATGGTCTTCAACAAATACATCTAATAAATCTTTAATCTTATTTGTGTTCAGTGTTGTAAGTAGTGGAGAGGTGCTTACCTCTTGTCCACCACACGCATTAGCTAATTGTATAGCCCATTTTTTAAGTGCTTTAGGTTCCCTAAATATATTAGGCATTTTTCCTCCTCTATTTTATTTGTGTGTTATTCGCTTGATTCTAATTCAATGACTCTTACTAAGAACATACCACCTAAATCTTTAAGCTCTCTAACTTTGCACTTCGCATCATGCTTGTTGTCGTACTTAAATATCATACTCCCACCGTAAACGCTTACGCTATGTACTTCGTATATCATAGATTCTCCTATGTAAACTACCATTTAATTATAGTCTCCTTGTCGTCATTCCGTGTAAACTTATGTTTATTTTATGTGAGGTTGAGGTGAAGTACAAATGGATTAAACTCCACCTCATTAAATTTATTCTCCTTCTCCTCTGAACATCTCCTCAAAACATTCTGGGTGTACGCCAGTCAACAGTTGTTCTCGCTCTGCTCTGCTATGTTCTGGAAATATGTCCTGTATTAATCTGCGTAGGTGTCTTGGTGTTTGGGTAAACTCAATGTACTTTTCTGGGTCCACCATTACTGTACCTGTCTGCCTACAATGTATACATTCTTTAGTTGATACTGCGAACATTATTTTATGACCTCTATACAGCTAATGTCATCTTCTCCTAGCATAACACCAAACTCTTGGTCAAAACTATCCCTTACTTTTTGTTTGTATTCTTCTATATTGTTAGCTTTGAACCTGTTTCCAACAAAATGTAATTCTACTAAACAGTTATATTCTTTAGCCATTATTCTTCCTCCTCTTTTGTATCTCCGTAGACACTGACAAAACTGTCATCTCCATATTCAACGCCATCATATTTTACTTGTATGATATTGTCATCATATCGTATCACTTCAATACTATACTCATGCATGTGTGCATCTTCTGCTATCATATTGAGTTCATGTTCTGTTAGTTTTTTTTCGCTGGTAACAGTCCACCTTCTAATATCATGAGATGATTCTTCTAATGTGTATTCGTGTATAGCCATTACTTTGTACCTTCTATTACACCAATAGCAATATAATATTCGTGTAGTTCGTGTTGTTGCTCTTCGTTTAACATTCCTACAACCCAGTTATATCTATCCATGTTTATATTATTCTGTCTTCTTTGCTCCTTGTAGTCTTTCCGTAGTGCGTAGTTGTCAGCCATTAGCCCAGATATAATCCAAGCTATGGCTATTAATCCTCCAATTACATACACCATATTTATGACACCTCCTTTGTTTGTATTACATCTTTATTATCAATATAAAATCCCTCACCATCAAATACTAATTTTGCATGGTCAGTAAATTTTCCGTCTGGCGTGATGAAATTGTTTTCTATTGAAGCTGTTATGTTATCCAAAATTATTTCATCTGTAATAACTTTTCGTGCAACTTTCTCATTATTAATAATGTGCTTATAAAACATAAAAACCATATCCATAGTCAAATGACCTTCTTTATGTAATTTTTCAGTCATTTTAAAATAGTCATTAGCTTTATATTGTTTATTTCTATACCCACTTTCAAGAACTATGCCTTGAAATCCTTTTATTTGGTTAGCCATTGTTTTCTTCTCCTTTGTTTGTTACTTAATATTATAACGCCCTTGTCTTCCATGTCAAGTATTATTGACAAAGAAAAACCTTCTAATTAAAGAAGGTTCTTCTGGTATCGTATAACAAAGGGCAGGTATACGACTATCTATTTATTAAAATAGAGTTTGTGCTTGTGATTATATGAAACGCTCCCCTTGAATCTATCAAGTAGATATTCAAAGTCTGCCTTCACATCGTTGTAGTGGTTATAATAATCTGCATCTTTTAGATTTTGTGAGAAGTAAAGTATATTTTTACCGTCTACTAATATAATTTTATACTGCTTCTCGTGGTGAAAGTCTTCACTCTCTTCTAATGCTAGGATTAAGTCACTACTTTCATAGATACCATGACCATATATATTAAATAGATTTCCGTGATTGCTTTTAGTATCTACAAATCCAATTCTTTTTATCTTAGCATTAAACCATTTACGATTTGCTAAAGTAAAGTATTTACTCCCTTGAATTAATGTATGCTCAAACAATTCTGTCTGGTCATCTGCTGACGGTCTTATTGCTAATGTATTATTAACAGTCTTTGTTTCTTCCATTTTTAGTTTCTCTCCTTCTTTTTTTTATTAAAGCAATCATTACAAATAAAGAAGTTGATGTTTTCATCTTCCATTTTGAAACAATATCTACACATAAAGACCTTCACCATTATAATATTTTTGCTCAGTTTCGCATATACCTAGCGAACAGTCATTACACAATTCATCTTCTATCTCTACTTCGTTATTGATACCCTGTAACTTACAGCACCAGCATTTATATTTCATTGTTGTATTCTCCTTTGTTTATGATACTTATATAAGTATCTATCTACCCACTACTAAGTGGGCAGTTAGATAATTACTAATCTTTATTTAGTAAATCACTTAGTTTCTTTTGCTTATAGTCTGCTGAGCGTTGGATATAATCTAGTGCTGACTGTTCAAGGTCATCCTTTAGAGTTTGATATTTCATATCAGGTAACCAATTACTAGCCAGTTTTAATATGTCGTTTAACTCTTTAACTATCTCTGTATTTTCCATAGTATTCTTTCCTTTGTTTGTTTATATGTCTACTCTACTATACATTATAAATTATACAAGCTATATATAAGATAAATTATTAACAGTCATACCCCCCTTAGTTATCGTTTAAATTTAGTACAACCTAGGACAGAACGATACCATTATATATTATTATGTTGCATTAGTATTTCTATATTTATGTATGTAACCCAACGCAACATAATTAAATTATTGTTGCATTAATTAGGTGGGGGTTCAATGTCGCCCCCTATATTATATTATATGTAGACGCTAAAAATATGCTGTTAAATCTATTGATTTACACTGCAGTAATGTGGTACAACATGTAGTGGTACTAGATGTAGTATGTACTATATATAGTTATAGTAATAAAGTAAAAGATAAACACAGCTAACCCTGTGTCATCCCTCCCAAACCGATAACAAACCATTTAATGACTTATTGTAATATATGAAGTAATAGGCTTTTACCCTAGTTACCATGGTCCTGCTAATCCACTTTATTGACTGTAATTGTCAAGATTTCTTTTCTAAAAGCAGGAAGAAACCTTTGCTTGTAGTTCTACTATAGCAGGTATTTTTTCTATGGTATACTTTTTTTGATGGGGTTTTTGTATAGTAAGAGTTTCCTCCTTTCGCTTACGCCTAACTCAAGAATCCCATCAGTTTTACTTGTATATACACAATATATGGTATACTAAGAACATCACTTTATAGTGATTCAGAAGATGGCTATTCACATAGCTTCCCCTTCTTTGTTTGTTAGTCGACCCCTCACGCAAGTGAGGGAGAGGCTAGACATAAAAATTTTTTTTACACCTACATAAATTTATAAGTAACTTACAATACAAGCACAATAGAATAACAGATGACACTCTGTACAAGGTAAATAAGACCCTTTCTGTCCGAGAGGGTTTTGTTTTACTATACTGATTTAATGCTTATTAAAGATTGCAAACTTTGTAATAACCGTCTGAAGTTTATTCGGAAATGGAAATATTGTGCTAACCTAGGTTGTACAGAGTATAAGAAAAAACTTAGGAGATATGATGCCAATAGGCAAAAAAGGAAAAAAGAAAAAATACAGCCCCAAGAGGAAGAGTAAACGAGGTATGTACTAATGGCTGCTAAAAAAGGTTTGTATCACAATATGAACAAAAGAAAAAAAGCAGGTACAAGTAGGTCAAAGAAAAACTCTACTATCTCACCTAAGGCGTATGCCAATATGAAAAAAGGTTTTCCTAAAAAGAAAAAATGAAAGTATATACAAAAGCAGGTAAAGAGTTTAAAGGCTCTCACCACAAAATGCCTAATGGACAAATCCATTCAGGAAAAAAACATAGTAAAAATAGTAAGCGTTTATATAAAACAAAGAAAAGATAATGGCAACATACCAAGGTAAATCAGTTAAGTTAAATTCGCCTTCTGCAATAGGTAAGGGTGAACCAGGGTATGGTAGAAAAAAATCTAAAGTATATGTTACTAAGGGTGACAAAGTAGTCAAAGTAATGTTTGGTGACCCAAACATGGCTATACGAAAAAACAACCCAGGAGCAAGAAAATCTTTTAGAGCAAGACACAACTGTGATACTGCAACAGACAAAACCACAGCAAGATATTGGTCTTGCAAGGCATGGTAGATAAACAATTATGTTATGCAGGTGGATGTCACAAAGTACTACCTGCTAAAGCAAGAAAGTTCTGTAGTGAACGATGTCGCAACAGAGTCAACAAACAAAAAGCTAGAGCTAAACAAGCAGGTAAAGAATGGACACAAGTTGATGATAAACTTGATATACCTAGCCAGAAAAAAAATGTACAAACTCGTAGAGGTAAAGTATACGAAGATTTAAAAGAATCTGGTTTAGCTGAAAATATTTTAAAAAAGAAAATGACTTTATCTGATGTAGCTCGTGTTTTAGAAACATCAGTTGCTGCAGTGTCTATGGCATACAATGCCTACATAGAAGATTTAGAAACTATAGAACAACAAAAAAACTGGGAACCTGTAACAAAAAAAGAAATAACTTTAGAAGGTTTTAAAGAATTTAGAGACAGGTACTTTCAGACAGAACAGGGCATAGCTTTTGAGACAGCAGACTTTCATATAGAATGGATTAAGTCTATTTTGAAAGCAATAGAAAATGGTCAACAACACATGATTCTCTCACCACCGAGACACGGTAAAACAGAACTACTTATACATTTTACTGTCTGGCTTATCTGTAATAATCCGAACATAAGAATATTGTGGGTTGGTGGTAACGAAGACATAGCTAAGAACTCTGTATCTTCTGTTATGGACCAATTAGAAAACAATGAATTATTAGTAGAAGAGATATGTGGTCCAGGTGCAAAATTTAAACCACAAAACAGAAGTGGTAAAGCGTGGTCATCTACAGAGTTTACTGTAGGTACAAGAACTGTTACTGGTATTAAAAGTCCGACAATGGTAGGTATAGGTCGAGGAGGTAAAATTTTATCTCGTGACTGTGACATAATAATTGCAGATGACATTGAAGACCACAGTTCTACTATGCAACCTGCGTCTAGAGACAACACAAGAAACTGGTGGACAACAACATTGTCTAGTCGTAAAGAGGAACATACAGCTATGGTTGTAATAGGTTCAAGACAACACTATGACGATTTGTATTCACATCTTTTAGAAAACGAATCATGGATAACAACAGTAGAAGAAGCACATGATACAGGTTGTACTTTGCCTGACTGGGATGAAGGAGACCATGTTGATTGTATGTTGTGGTCAAGCAAAAGAACTTACAAGTGGTTAATGGATAGAAAACGAGCTGCAGAAACTACAGGTGGTAGAGCTATATACGAAATGGTATATCTTAATGTAGCTATGCCAGATGGTCTTGCATTATTTGACAGAGTAGAGATAGAAGAGTGTAGAGACCAGAAGAGGGATATAGGGCAGATACCTGCAGGAGTTAGGTTAATTGCAGGACTTGACCCTGCCTCTACTGGCTATCAAGCTGCTTTTTTGTGGGCATACGATTCCGAAACAAATAAATTATCTATGGTAGATATGAATAACAGTTTGGGTGGTGGTATACCACAAGCACTAGATGTTATTAAAGATTGGTGGAAAAAATATAATTGTTCTCACTGGGTTATAGAAGAAAATGGTTTTCAGAAAGCAATACGACAAGATAGAAGCATAAGAGAATTTGCTTCTGCTCATGGTGTGTTTTTAGAAGGACATCAAACTCATAACAATAAATTTGACCCTTTGTATGGAGTTACAGCTATGAGACCAATGTTTCAAGAAAAAATAATTTCTTTGCCATATCTTAGCTTTGAAGCACAAGAGAAGGTAAACTTATATACAAGTCAGTTAGTGTATTTTAGTTCTGCTAAAAACAGAAGCAAGTCTATAGGTACAAAGACTGACATAGTAATGGCTAGTTGGTTTCCACTAAGAGCTATTAGGCGTATGCAAAAAGAACGGTTCGCAGAACTGGGTCATGATTATACTCCTAGCTTTTCTGGTTACGAACCTAGTAATATGGATGTAGATACATGGAGATAAAGTGCCTTTAAATAACGATGAAATTTATGACAGAATAGATTACCTAAGAAGTATAAACAATGACGCTTCAGTTGATAGGTCTCGTATTAGAGATATTATGAATGGTGGAGAAGCAGCAGTAACAGCTTTGCTAGGCAAAAGCGTTGATGTGGAATACCACGAATTACCTGCACCTAATTTATTTTTAACAGCGTTAGAACGATTTGCACAAAAACTAGGGCGTAGTCCTGATTTAAAAGTAGATATAGTAAACGAAAAAGATTCAGAAAGAGCTAGAAAAAAATCTGAAAAACTAGAACGCATAGTAAATTCTTACGATGGTTTTCAAAAACTTAATATGCAATTACCACAAGTAGGTAGATGGCTACCTGGTTATGGTTTTGTTGTATGGGTTATAAATCACAAAAAAGATAAAGACGGTAATCCTTATCCTTACGCACAATTAAGAGACCCCTTTACTTGTTTTCCTGGTAACTTTGGTAATGACCAACAACCAGACGAACTAGCAATTATATCTCGTGTGCCACACGATACATTAGCTAAACAATATCCCAATGCTAAAAAATATATTTATGAAAAAGATGAGGATGGACAAGTTGACCCTTACTCAGTTTTATTAACTACAGGTTCTAGAAACGGTAGTTGGTCTAACTCTACAGGGTATGGAAAAGTTGTTGTTGAGTTTATGAATGGTGATGGTACTTATGTTTACTTACCAGAAAACCGTAAGACAATAGATTTTATGCCTAATCCGTTAAGGTCAGGACCTTGTTTTGTTGTAGCTAAACGATATTCGTTTGACCAATTACAAAGTCAGTTCCAACACATAACAGGACTTATGGCTAACATGGCAAAAATAAATATTCTTGGAACTATTGCTATGGAAGATGCAGTGTTTACAGAAACAAATATTGTTGGAGAAATAGAATCAGGTAAATACCGTAAAGGTAGATTTGCCGTAAACTACATGGCTCCAGGCTCTTCAGTGTCTAAGCCAGTCAACAATCTACCATATCAATTATTTCAACAAGTAGATAGACTTGAAAGACATTTAAGACTTGGTGCATCATATCCAGTTGCTGATGATGGTCAATCTCCTAACAGTTTTGTTACTGGTAGAGGATTAGAGGAACTAGGACAATCTGCTTCTTTGCATGTTAGAGAATATCAAAGTGTTCTTGCAGATGCTTTAGAGGAATTAGATTCTAAAAGATTAGAGTATGATGACAGCTTGTTTGGGGATTTAAGAAAACCTATGGCAGGTATGCACAAAGGTACAGCTTTTAAAGAATCTTATACACCTAGCACTGACATAAAAGAAATGTACAAAACTAGAAGAGTGTATGGAGTAATGGCAGGATTTGATGAGCCACAAAAAATAATTACAGGGTTGCAATTAAAACAACAAGGAATTATTGACACACAAACATTACAAGAAAACATGGATGGCTTAGAAGATATAACAAAAATACAACAACGAGTTAATAAAGAAAAAGCAGAAACAGTTTTGTTTGAATCATTAATGGCACAAGCAGCACAAGGTAATCCTAAAGCTACTATGGCTGCTATTGAGATTCGTAAAAATCCACAAAAAATTTCTGACATATTAGATAAATTCTATACTCCTGAAGAACCTGCTATGTCACCACAAGAAGAAGCATTAACACAACAAGGATTAGGACCTGTACCACAAGGAGAACCAGATATAGCATCTGTGTTAGCAGGTTTAGCAGGAGCTCCACCACAAGGAGGTCCACCACAAGGAGGTCCTCTTGGATGAAGAAATAATTAATAAAATATTTTATGATATAATTAACGGTGAAGATTGGTCTGATACTGTAAATGTTGACTTAGACGATACGCCAATTTTAATTAGAGAAATGTTTGCGTCTAGAGAAGTACCTATAGGTGCATATATATTACCTACATCTATTCCTGGATTGTGGATTAATATTAATTTAAGTTTGGATATAGAAAAACCAGAAGGAGATGATGACGATGCCAGGTGGTAGAAAACCAAGTAAGTTAACCCAAAATACAGATACAAAATTAGATGGTGCTTATGCAGATTTGAAAGCTATACCTGATGATGAGTATGGTGGCAGAGCACAACAACAAGCAGGTATTGACGCTGTTAAAAGAGAAACAACAACAACAGGTGGTATACCTAACATAGGTGAAATGCAAGATGTTTTTAGAAATACAGAAAGAACTAACGAACCAGGCAATGCTCTAGGTGTAGAACAAAATATACAAATGCCAGACGGTACTAATACACAAATTCTTAAAGAGATTATACAAAACAATTATGGATATAAAGTACGAAGTAGGTTTTAATGTCAATCTGGACAGAATGGGGTGACAACTGGAATGAAAGTTATAAAAAAAATCAACAGTACAATACACAATTAAATAATACAGAACAGGCATTAGGTCCTAAAGCTAAAGAATTAGCTAATAGGTATGAACAATTAGAAGCACTTACACCTAACGAAACACCAGAACTATTACTTGCAGCAGTGGACATGAACTTGACTGACGAGCAATATTTAGAAATTTGGTCAGAAACTAAAAACGAAGAATTATTAAATCAAAATAATAGAAGTGCAAAAGTAAATGAAGAAGTACAACAACATTACAATGCACAAACACAACTGTTTCTTCAATTAAATGCAGATACTCTTGGTACCCTAGGAGCAGCAGTTAAAGAAAATTTAAGAAATTTTAAAGAAACAATGGGTTCTTATTTTTTTAATGGCTCTCGCATATTTTTAGAAGCTGCAATTCAAGATGCTGATAGGGCTGCTTATAATTATAATTTAGAATATACAGCAGCATTAGAAAAACAATTAAATGAAGATGGTAAAACATTAGAAGATTCTATAAGTATTGCAGGTTACGAAAGACTAAAAGATAACAACACACCTATTGGAGCTGCTCTTAAAGCACATTTTGAAGCACAACAAATTTACAGGTCACAAAAAAAAACACAATATAAAAATGGTTTACCTTATTATGATGCTTCAACACAAGCAAAACAATTTATGATTGCACGAGGTTTAGTAGATGATGAAGGAAATCCTCTAGTTAGAAAAACAGATTTAGATATTTATTTAGAAATATTCCCAGATTACTTAGCAGAAAATTTAGAACAAGAAGAACAAGTATTAGGAAGACCATTAACTTTTACTGAAAAAACAGGTTTATATTTAAAGACTATAAATGATATTATGAACCCTGATACAGAACAAACAGGTTTTGCAGCTATGTTATCTTCAGCTCCTGAGTTTGACGAGAACAGAAGTTTTGCACAAGATTACATGACAGTAGGTTTACCAGTAACAATAGGAGATGGTCTAGCATATTCTTTAACAGGTAATTTAAGTGCAAGTTATGGTCCAGGAAACCAGATTACAGAGTTTGTAGATAATCAATATTTATTAGTACAATCACAAGCACAAGATTTATTAAGCGAAGGTCGAATTAATGGTACAACATATTATGAAATATTAGATGAAGCTACTGTACAAAGAAATAATTTAATACAAGATATAGGTTACAAAAAAGAATATAGTATGGCAGGATTTTTTGCAGGTACTATAAATGTTGGTAAATATATTTATTTAGACTTAGCTAATATTGTTGTTCCTGGTCAAGGAATTGTAAGACAACCTCTTAAAAATATGGATGAAGCCTTAACTATTTTAGCTAAATCTCTACCAGAGGAACTTGATAAAGGTAAAACACTACAAAATATTTATGATGAAAATATAGATGTTTTTGAGGGTTTAGCAGAAATATTAGTAAATGCTAAGGACAATGGTGTACCTGTTGGATTAAAATTAATAAATGCAGGTTTGCATCCAGACTTTGCTTTTAAAATACAAAATGCAGATACTACAGTAAATGATGTTATAAATATTATGCAAGACGGTATACAAAATGGTTATGTAGCAGATTTGTATTATGGTGGTCGATGGATAGGTAGAGGTAAAAACAAACATTTACAATCGAAAATATTAAATGAAAATTTATTAGCTGCATTAGACACACCGTTAGATGATGGTATAACAACTACAGCAAGAAGAGGTGGAAGTTTTAGAGACCAAATGTTAGCACAAGATATTAAATTACCTAAAACTAAACCTGCAGATTTAAATGACATACAAGAATCATTAAGATATTTTACAAGATATGGTTATCTAGGTTCTGTACCAGAACAAAGATTAGGTGAATTAAGCACAGAGTTTTATAACGCATTGAAAGATGGAAAAACAATGGAAGCTAAAAGTATATTTAAGGACAAACTTGTATCTGGTGAAATAGGTTTACAACTTAAAACTACTTTTGGTTTAACAGATAATGAAATAGATAATTTCTTTAATAAATTTTATAACAATGACGCACAAGGTTTTGATGATACATTTGCTAAACCAATGTCACCAAGTAGAAATCCAGAATTTTATCCTCTAGATGAAGTAGATATAATAACACAAAAACAATTTTCAGATGTAGCAAGTGAAGAACAAATGATACAACTAACACAAAACTCTTTAGAGCTATACAGTCAATTAAAAAATTTAACTATACATGGTCCTGATATACAAGGATTGATTAAAGCAACAAGTAACAAAAGAAGACTTAGAAGCAAATATTTAAATGCAGAGGGTAACGAAGATATATTTGAAGTAGTGCGTAAAGCTGCAGATGAAGGAGAAGAAGTAGATTTTTGGCGTGAAGGCTCACATTTAAATGAATTGTTATCAGACATTAAACCAGATTTTGAAAACCCTAATGTTTTGTTTAAAAGTGTAGAAGGTTTTTCAGGAGGTTTTGATAGATTATTTTTTGGATATATGAGAAATTTTCAATACCCTGCTTTTTTATTAGGCAGGTTGTCATATCCATTAAAACTTATAACTGATGCAATTATTAAAAATAAATTTCTAGGTACACGAGGACCTCTAGATGGTCTTGTAACTTATTTTAAATTAATGCTTAATGATTCAGAAGGACTTCTTGCAAGAGTATTTAAGATAAATCCAGATACAACTATGGTAGGTCCTTATAGAACTACAAAACCTTTAGACAATAAAGCTACTGAGTTACTAGAAGATGTTATTCCTAAATCAGTAAGAAAGGCTTTGGGCATATTGTCTGATTCACAACAATTTGGCACACCAGAATTAGCACAACTTTTTTCTGCAGATGTTAAATTTGTTGATAATCAATTAATGAACATTACAGGACATGACCTCGTTACTATTGTAGATACCGTTAAACATCCAAAAGCATTTGTGTATTTTTTAGATAGATATATAGACGACCCATTAGCCAATATTGTTTCAGGCATGAAAAGAAAAGGTTTTACTATAGACCAAATGGCTGACTATCTCAAAAATACAGAATCAATAAGAAAAATAATTCAGAAAAATAATGATGGTCTTATTAAAAGAGGACCTGCTAGTAGAAATGCTGCTGCAGGTTCAATAAAAACTGACGAAGATTTTATAAGACTAGCAACACATTATTCGCAATCAATAGATAATTACACAGGTGGTAGTTTAAAACTTCTTGATGTCATTGCTGATGGAAAAATAGGCAACATTAATTTAAGAAACTTGGATATATTGCAACCAGAACTACAAGAACAAGCATCAAGAAAAATTATAAAACTTTACAATGAGGTAAAAGAAAAAGTACCTGCAGAGATACCATTTCCAAAGGGAGATAAAAAAAGTTTAGCTGAACAAAAAGGTGTTATTAGAAATTTATTAGACTCTATGTTTTTTGCTACATCACAAGGAGAAGGTACTGCTATTCGTATACCATTTATTAAACAAGCATACAATTTAGCAGTAGACTCTTTTGCAAATTTTGGTCAAAAATCTGCATTAGAAGAAATGTTAAAAGTTCATTTGGACCCAGACACAGCAGTAAATTTAAATAAAGAAGTTATTAAATCTGTAAAAGATAATATAAAGAAAGCAGATAATACACTTGCTGATTATGACGAAGTTTTAAATGTTAACATAAAACCTATTATTTCTAAGAACACTGCGAATGGTGTTACAGAGTTTGTTGTTACTTTGTTTACAGAACAAGGACAAAAAACTGTAGATTATTTATCTACAAATGCTCGGAATGCTGACAGTATAACTTTTACTACTGATGTACAAAAAGCAGAAGCACAAGTTTATGGAGCTGCTAATAAAATAGCTGAAGGAAGATTAGGTTTTGATGACAGTAAAGTAGGTACTTACATATCTAGATTTAATAAAGATGAAATAATTTACAATGGACAATTTGCTAATGAAAAAATTGTACAAGATGTTTTATTAAATGCCTATGACATTGGTTATGGTGCAGAAGATGTAGCATTAATCATTAAAGACGCAGTTAAGTATCTTTCAGAACCTGGTGCTAACAAAAAAGGGTTAGAAAAAATATTAGGTTTATCTGGTAGTAAACCTAATTTATTACAAATCCGTAAAAATTTCCAAGCATCTACCAAAGGTAAAACGCAAAAAGCTAAATACACAGGTGAACAAACATTTGATGTAGGTAGAAAAACTATAGAAAAAGTTTTAAATCAACCAGTAAGAATAGCTGTACCTAAGAACGCATTAAACGAAGAACTCACTGATAGTGTATATAGATTTGTACGAGAAAATCCAGAAGGTTTTAGCCTAGATTTAGGCAATCAAGAATCTTGGGGTAAAGTTGCTAGTTTGTTTGTATCTCCATACAACACCAGAACATTAGTTGTAAGTGGTAAAAATTCTTTAACACCGAATGTATTGAAATCATACATACTTGATAATGGAGATAAGTTAAGATTGACCGACCATGTACTAGGTGGTAGATGGGATGAAGCTAGAGGACAATGGTTTTTAGATGTGTCAGTTAAAATTAATCGTGGTGTACAAGATACAACTATCAATGCTAGTAAAAAAGCGTATGACAAAGCTAAGTATTTAGGATTAGCTGCTGACCAAATATCTTTTGGTGAAGTGTATTTAAGAAAAGAAGGTGACGAGATTATTGAAAGTATATTTAAATATGATGATACTTATGAAATAATTAACAATGGTGCTGTGTATAACACACTTAGATTAAGAGGAAAGAAATTACTAACAGATAATCAAGTAAAAGCATTAGGTGAAGAAACAATAGTAACAAACCCTGGATATTTAAAAGAAAGACAAGGCTTAGATGTTACAGAAAAAGCTATTGTTGCAGACAAAATATTTGAAAAATTAAATATTAAAGGCATCTTTAATAGAAAAGAAAAGACTATGGAAATATTTAAACCTGCTGACAATACCATAATGCCAAATATGAACGAGTGGAGTTATACATCTGTATTAGACATGAATGATGTTAGAGCAAATATTGTAAGAAATATGAGTTTTGAAGACATACACCAAAGAGCAATAGAGTTTGCTATGGAAGCACAGACTAATCTATTGTTTAATTTAACAGAGCGTGGATATTTTGCACAAGCCTACAGAAGTGGTTTTGCTTTTTTTGAAGCATGGAGAGAATACGCAGGTAGGTATTACTTGTTAAGTAAAAACAATGTAAAAGCAGCGTATCAAATTGCAGAAGGTTATAGAAAAGGTGTAGAAAATAATGTTATCTTTAAAGATAAGTTTGGTGACAATTATCTTTTTATACCGACAGGTGGTACACCGTTAGATTCGTATGCAAAATCAAATGGTTTTGGCGAGTATTCTGAAGACGCATCAGTGCCTAGTGAAAGAGTTTACGCTAAAAGAAGTCTTAGACTAAGTGCTTTAGGCGTAGGTGGTGCAGGAGTACTACCATCTTTAGGTGCAGGTATGAGTATGCCAGTAGGTTTTTTATTAAGAGATAAGCCATCAGCTAAAAGATTTGTAGAACGATATATCATGGCAGGTTATAACTTACCTTTCAGTGGCAAAGGTGAAATAGATTTATTAGATATACCAGAAGAATTTATAAGAAGTGCTATACCTTCAGTAGCTCAGAACTGGTTTAACGCTATGGCAAAAGATTTTAACATAGCAGGTGTAGATGAAGATATATGGTTAGGTGCAACAACAAAAGCCTTTCAAATATCAGCACAGTTACACCCAGAGTTAGCTGATGATTTTGAAGCATTAGAAACTATTACCGAGCAGGTAAGAGAAAACATTTATACATTAATGGCATACGATAGATTTATAAGTCCGTTTGCACCAAAGCTAAATGTTCTTTATGCGATAGAAGGTAATCCTGCAACTTTTAAAAAATGGTACGATGAAGAAGGTTTTGATTCTGGTATTTTTTATAACAATATGGTTGAACTTGCAGCAATACATGGTTTTTACCAATCAATGAGAAGCCAATGGGTAGCCACATTAGGACCAACACAAGGTGAATACTACGCATTAGTAGAAGTTGTAAGACTATTAGGTTTAGATAAATATGGTATACAAGGGTTTACATCTGCAGGTTTGCAACTAAAAGGTAAAGCTGTATCTGAAGCAGGTAGAGTACCAAGAACAACATTAGAATATGATTTTGTGTTATCACACCCAGAACTTGCAAAAGATTTTGGACCAGTATTAACTTACTTTTCTAGAAATCTAGATGAGGGTTTATTAGATTTTAGTGGTTACGAATCTTTACCTTTAGAGCTAGTAACACCTAAAAACGAACAAGAAATGTTTGCAGATGTACAAAAGTTTTTAGCTTCTGTAATTGGTAAAGCTATGAAAGAAGATAAGCTAAGAGAACTTGAAGCAACAGTAAAATATAAACCTGATTCTAATTTTGCAAACATTGTAAAAGCAGAAAACGCAAAGATTGATGCTTGGTTAGCGTCTATGTTTCCTATAGCTTATGGTAAGTCAGAAGCATACAACAGTGTTCTTGGTGGCGAAACTGCTGAACGATTAGACAATGATATAATGATAGATTATTTAACTAGAGCAGCAGAACATCCTGAGTTTGCACAGTTTGAATTAACTGGTTACTTACAAGAATATTTCGCTGAACGAACAAGAGCGTTAGATGCTATCAGAAAAAACAAAAATTATCCTAATATAGAACAAGCAGTTAATTATTTAAAAAACAATACATCACCTGGTGCAGATGCTGTTCGTCTAGAATTGCAAACACAAGCCTTTAAGATTATAGAAAAATACCCATTGTTTATGGTAGTATACGATGAAGTGTTAGTTAATGAAGTAGATAGATTTGGAGTAATAGATTAATGGTTAATTTCTTTATGCCTGAAAACATAACAGATGAGAAAGATGGTCAAAAAAGTGTAGGTCCATTAGACCTTATGCCTCCACAAGGTGACAATGCTCCAATCGGTATGGATGAAACTGGTGGTGACATATACGAAAATCTATTAAATATGTCTATGTTTTCAGACCCTAACAAATTATTAGGAACAGGATTTCAAAAAGAATACAGTGTATACAAAAAAGACGATGCAGGTAACATAGAATATGAAGCAAATACTGGAAACCCTATTGTTGAACCTATTTCTGCAGAGGAGTTTTTAACATCAGATAAATACCAAGTTGAAAGAAGAGATTTGTTTGGAACATCAGATGCTTTTTTAAATATATATTACACAAAAGATATAAAGAATCAATGGACTGCTTTAGATAAAGCACAAAGAATACCTCTTAAAAATGCTTTAGCTAAAGCAGGTCTAATAAATTTAAGTAAAACTTACGGTGCTAATTTAGATGCTGAAACCATGAAAGGCATCAAAAAAGCTATGGACTTTTCTATGGATAATAATGGTAAACTTTCTTGGGTTGCATCAACTACAATGATGGGAGAATTTTCCCAAGCGTATCAAGCAGGTAACACGACTACTTATGAATATAAAAACGAAGACTTAGAAGATTTCTATAACGGTTTTTTGAAAGAAGTAGAATTACGAAAAGGTGCACCTTTGTCTGAATATGAAACAAATTATTTTAGTAACAAATTTGCTAGTGGACCTGCTGCTCAATTTTTAGAAAGCGTTGATAACTTAGCTCCTGCTGTACCAGATACCTTATTGTCTACAGATACAGGAGAGTTTGCAGGATTTGTAGAAGGTACTCCTGCTGAAGAACCTGACACAAGTATCTTGACAGACACAGAAGATATACAAGATGAAGTCTTTGCACCTAGAGAAGAAGTAAGTAGACAAGCAGATATAGAAGATGATACTTTTTATAGAATACAAAAAAATATGGCAGGTCTATCTTCGGCACAATCTAGTACACCAATGAGGAGAGGCTAATGGAAGAAGTAGAAACGCAATATACAGTAGAACAAGTTAAAGAATTATTATCACAACAAGAGGTTCCAGGCGATGATGCTAGAATATTAATTGCTATTGCTTACTTAGAATCAAAATTTAAACATGGTATAGATGGTGATACTGACATTGATGATAAAGGTTTATGGCAAATTAATCCTCCAAGATATTTTACTGGAGAAAAACCAGACAATATGACTGTAGAGTTTTTTGAAAATCAAGGTAAGACTTTGTCATTAGAAGATTTTACTAAATCAGTTAAATATGATATTAAGTATGCAACAGCCTTTGCTGCACATATAGTTGACTACAGACGAAGAAATCCTAAATCTTATGGTCCAGACCCTTTTGATGCTTGGAAGACATACACAAAATATATAAAACCTAACATGTCAAGATTAGGAGCAGACAATGAATTGGTACTTATAGATGGGTTAGATGCAGAGATAACTAAAGCTGTAGATTACATTAAAAATTACAACCAAATATCTTTCGGCAATATTGATGATGTTCCTGTTACTACAACAGTTCCACCTACAACTACGACAGTACCACCTACAACTACAACTACAATACCTGAAGATACAGAAATTGATACAACATCAAGAAGTGCAGGGATAACTAATCAATTTGGTAAACCACCAAGAGAAAGAGATTTTGAACAATCAGATTTTTATAAATTATTAAACCCTATGTTTGACTCACCTACGGAACCAGACAGACCTTTAAGGTCGGATATGAGTTTAGTAGATAAAGGTAATGAAGCATTTAGTAATATTCCTGTAGGTCCTATTACACAAAAAATAAGAGATGGTAATACACCAATACAAATGTTGATAGATAGAATGGTATCTAGTATTAATGAAAAAAGAACACAGAAAAATCTAGAACCAATACAACAACAACAACCGAATACCAGAAAAACAATGTCGAAGGAAATAGAAGAAGCTATTAGATTACTTGGTGGATAATGGTAGAAGACGACAACTTTATCCCTGACGATAGTGAGCTAGAATTTTTAAAGCAGGAACAAGACACTGCTTTATTTAATAAAGGATATGACGAACCTATAGATAATAAATTTTTGTGGAATTATATTGGTGGAAGGCAAATGGGTTATGGTGGTGATGAATTAAAAATTATTGAAGATACAGCTTTTAGCGAAATTATGGATTACATGGACGCAAATGATATCCATTATAGTGAAATAGATGTATACGATTTTATACCAGAAAATAAAAGATTATCACCATATTTAATTTTTCAACTAGGTCAAAGAAATGAATATTACACAAATGATTTAATAGAGTATATGATTTCAGTTACAAGAAGAACACCATCAGGTGTTTATGATTTTGATTTGGATGAAATTATAGATGCTCCACCTAGTCATTACATGGCAGAATATGCACTTAAAGGTGCAGATGCACAAGGACCAGAACAAAAATTAATACAACAAGCAAAAATAATTAGTGGAGAATATACAGAAGGTGATTTAAAAAAATTAAAATTTAAAAAGTTTTTTGAAAAACAATCTCTTTACAATAAAGCAAGTGATGTAAAAATAAAATTTGTAAACAATTTATTTCCTGGTGGTTCTTACGAAGCATACTTAGATGAAAGTCACAGACGAAATATGGAGAAAATGGGTATGACTCCAGAAGGTGACTGGTTGCCAGAAGTAAAAGAAAACTTGATAATAAAATCTACTGATGCAGATGGCAAAGTTACATACACAGATTTTTATGGAGAAGAAGTTAGTCCTGATGACCCAAGAATAAGTGATGAATCTAAATTTGATGATATAGTTAAAGATTTAGAAACACCTCCTGAAAATTTAACAGAAGAACAAAAAGTTAAAAAATTATATGATAATGGTGCAATATCAGAAACAGAGTATAAACAAGCATTAAAAGGCGAAGGCATTTTTGCAATCACACCTACAAATGTAGTAGATGATGGTATAGAGTTATATCATTCTATATCTAAAGGTGAAACAGTAAATAAAAAGTTTCACGCAGGAACTTACAATGCAGCTTTAGATAGAGCAAGTCAATTTTATGGTGGTGAACAATTATATAAAATAGCCAATGATAATTTAAATTTTATACAAGAACAAGTCAATGATTTAGTTAGTGAATTATCAGAACAAGTAAGTTTTGAAAAAGTAGGAGATTTTTATGAAGTAACAGATGGTATGGTTACGAGAGAAATAACTATTACATTACCAACAGGCGTAGAAGCAGATTTCAACATTGTTGCAGAAACTTCTAATAATGATTTAACTGTAAAATTTCAAGATTTAGATGGATATGATGGTGAAGAAATATATAGTGAAACATTGTGGGATATAGAAAATGAACCTAATAGTTTAAAAAGTTCTACATCTACTATAAATATTATTGATGATGAAAATGTTGCTGCAGGATTTTTAGATGAATTAGGTTTAAAAAGTCAAGCAGGAGATTTTAATTTAAGAAATGGTTACGATTTATACAAAGTAAACATAAAACCTGGTGCAAATGTAGTAAACATACCAAATACAGCAATATTTGTAGAGTTCGGTATAGAAAAAGAAATGAGTGCAGATTTTATACAGGGGTTTATAGAACGACCAGGTGATGTAAATCAATATACAAATGTAACACAAATAAAAATTGATGGTAAAACATACGATATAACAAATGATTTTACATCAGCACAAGCATTACAAAAACATTTTAAAGATGCAGATGTATTAGTTTATACCAATGACATAGAAGATGTTGGTAGTAAATCATACATTTTTATGAATGAAAACTCTTATGGATTAGAAAAAATAGATGATGCACAATTTAATATTGATGTTGCAAATAAACATATTAAAAATAACCCATACGCAACAGTGTCCAAATTAGCCAGAGAAGAAGCGTTTACAAAACCTGAAAGGTATCAAGTTTTAATAGATGCTTTACTAAATGAAACAGACACACCTACAAATGTAGCAAGTTCTTATCATTACAATGTAGAAATGGTAGATGGTTATCCTATTAACCAAAACCCAGAAAATTTTTGGACAAACCCAGAGGATGCAATTTTTGGACAACAATATAAAATAGATGAATTTGTAGACGAACTTATTAGATTAAATGCTCCTATTAAAAATCATCCAGTAATGCAACAACTAATTAAAATGATGCCGAACATAGACCCAAATGCAGGAGCAGCTACTTTAATACAAAATTTAGATGACCGTCCTACAAATCCTTTTGGTGTTTTTTCAGATAAAAGAGATTTTACTAACAAGATAGGGGAATCTTTATATACAAGATACACAGTTAGAAATTATTTTAACAACACAGACACTGTGGATTTTATTGAAAATACATTAATACCTGCCTTAGAAAATAAAACATTAAGTAAATTTGATGATGTTAACAGAACAAACTTATCTAAATTTATATATTATCTACATCATTTTGAAACCTCAGGTGCTTTTGATGCCTATGATTCTAAAGCAGACATTATTAAAAAAGTTATATATGGTGATGTACCTGTTATGGAAACAGGTGTAGATTTTAATACTAACTCTATAAATCAAGAAATTGATTTATTAAACATAGCAGGTGTAGACAAAACTGTAGTCGATTTAGTAGTAGATAATCAAATTGAAATTAAAAACATTATGCAAACACATTTAGCTAAAGTACAAAATTCATACCTTCCTGACACAGATTATATTGTTGTGTTTAGAGCAGGTGAATTAGGAGTACACGGTGGTGCTACACCTATAAGTAGTGCTAGTAAATCTTATAATGTATCTGAAGGGATGTTGTTTTATCAATCTTCGATGGGTAGAAATGCAGGAGAAGCAGACCCAAAAGTAAAGGCTTATTTGGTAAATACAGCAGAAATAATTGACACAGAAGCATTAGGTATAAGAGGTGGTATTGATGGTAATGAAATGGAAATTTTAGCTCCTGATAGTGCATTTATAGAATTAGACGAAAGTACTTTAGAAAAAATTATGCAGGGAGATACTATTGATGAAGATATAGCTAAGATAGTGCCGAGAACTGAAGGAGGAACAGTTGGTGCAGCAAAAGCAAACGACCCACGCTTTGGTTCTAAAGATGTTTCCGAATATGTTACAGATGAAGGAAGAAATAAATGGATGGAATTAGTTGACGAAGCACCAGAAGTATTTGAAGATATATACAAAGCGTCTAAAAAATTAGTAGGTAAGGGATTATCTGCTTTGCAAGTCTTTGACCCAGGAGATATAGTTATAGTAGAAAGTTTAAGAAGACTAGCACCTGCATTAGGTTTAGCATCAATAGCAGCACCTGCATTATCTGCTTATGTAGCTTATGAAGTAGGTGTATTACTTGTAGATGTAGGTCAAGCATTAAATAAAGCAAGAGTAAATCAAGGTTTAGGTACTGTAGCAGAAGCAGGTGGTGCAATATTTGGTGGAACTGAAAACGCTGATTGGAGAAAATTGGGTAAAGATACATTTAAACAATTTGGTGAAGTATCAGACGACTGGTCCTTGTCATGGAAAATAAGTGAACCTATAATTAATTATGTATTTAAAGAGTATACTGAACTTAAAAATAAAAGAGAAGAACAAGATTATATCAGTAATATTGAAACAGGAGTCTCACCGAGATAATGGATGAATTAGAATTATTTGTAAGAAATTTAAATAACTATATTAAAACTAATGGACCTGCAGCAGGTAAATCATTAGATATTGAAGACTACACTAATTACGCTACAAATTTATATAAGAGTTTCGGTCCTTTTACATTAGAAGAAATGCAAACTACAGAATTACAACCAGGGTTTTATGAGTTTTTATTTAACCAAGAAGAAAAGATTGATAAAGAAGAAACAGTAGAACAAGAAACACCAGAAACAGTAGTACCAGTAGTACCACCTACACAAGGTTTTGTTAATTCTGAAATATGGGAATACGAAGGTCAACAGCATGTTGTTTGGCAAATACCTAATACAGAAATTTACATGAGGTACACAGCCACACAACAACAGTTAGATGGTTTTTATAGTGGTAGAGAAAAACCACAGGTACAAACAGCTAGTGATGATATGTGGACGACTGCTATATATTTTGGTGCTATAGAAGAATTACCAGAACGCGTTATATTACAAGGAGAAAATCCTTTTATAGGTTTTACAGAACAATGGAATGCTGCAGTAGAAGGGCAACCTTGGTTAAAGTCAGACCCAGAAATGATGGAGTTATGGATTCAAGGTCTTGTTGAAGATAGAGACATAGCAGATTATGAATGGAATAATACTGATTGGTTTACAAGACAAAGCCAAGAAACAATAGATTGGTTAATACTATCAAGAGGTAGAGATATTAATGCTGATAATTTACCTGTTGATGCTGCTGTTTACAGAGATGAGAATAGAGTTTTGTGGAGAAATGCACTTATAGATGCAGGAGTAGATGGAGTAGATACAATAGTTGACAACAACGGAGTTTCTTTTGCAACATGGTTTGCAGATTCTGTAACACAAGGAACAACAGGCACAGCACCTTTAAGTGATACTTTGGCTTCTGCACAGATAACTGCTTTAGCTGACAGTTCATCTGGTATTAAAGTAGCAACAGACATAACGAATTGGTTAGACGGTAGAGGAACATTAGGCGAGTCTAGAAAAGGATATGGTGTTGTTAGCAATAGAGGCAAAGCAGTACTAGGTCCATTGTATGGCAAATTAGATGATACTACTTTAGCTGAATACGCAGACAAATATAATAACGCTGAATCTGAAGCAGATGGTTTAATGATTATAAACAATTTATTATTAGGACAGAGAAAAGTTTTGTTTCCTAATTACGATGAAAGTTTAACTTATGAAGAAATAGCAGGACCGTGGCGTAACTTTTCTTTTAACGCTTTAGGTGAAAGAGTGAATGAAACTTCTGATATATGGATTAAAATTTTACAAGCTAATGACCAGACAGTAGCAAACCAATTATTAACTACATACGGTCTAAATAATAATAATATGAAAGTACTAGACGACCTTACAGATAATATGTCTTCATCTATAGGTGTACAATCTGGTATAGTCAGAGCACAGAGATAATGGCAACAGTAACTTATTATAGAAGTGATTATTTAAAAGGTTATACAGTTGATGAAAATGATACAGCATCAATAGATAATTTTAAATCATCTGGTTATACAACTAATTATGAACAAGCATTAAGAGAATCGAAAACAACTGTTGGTGGTATTAATTATACAGCTCCGACAAATGAAAATAATTCTACTGTTGACAGCACGACCTTAACACCACAAGCTAAAAAAAGAATTAAAGATTCAGCTAAATTAAAATTTGGTAATTCTTTACCAGAGGAACTAATTGAAGAATACACAAATGCTTATATAGAATTTGGTAACGATGCTGATAGTGCCATAGCCACAGTTAGACAAACAGATTTATATAAAACCTTATTTCCAGGAAATCTAAATGCAGATGGAGCAACAGTAAAATTTTCAGAATCAGAGTATACCTCTATACAAAACTCTTATAAAAGGAGATTAGAAAACATTAATATAAACCCAGATGTTATTTTGACAGAAGAAAGAAGAGCACAGCTTATAGAAAATGTTGTGTCACCAGATGAGTTTGGTCAAAGAATAAATACTGTTCGTACAAATGTTTTAAACGCTATACCACAAGTTAAAGAATTTTATTTAAGAAACTTTAACAGAGTGTTGACAGATGAAGAAATAATAGCAAGTGCTATAGACCCAGAGATAGGTAAAGGTTTAGTTTCTGGTACATTGACTTCTAGCGAAATATTAAATCAGCAAATTAGGACAGCAAGGATAGGTGCAGAAGCATTACTTGCAGGAACAGATATATCTATTGAAGCTGCAGAGGAATTAAGTAACTTAGGTTTAAGTGTAGAAAAAGCACGAAGAGGTTTTGCACAGGTAAGAACTATACAGCAACAAGCACTAGCACAGGGTAGAGATGTACCATCAGTCCAAGATATTTTAGAAGGAACTGAATTAGGTCAACAAGAAGAACTGTCAACAGTTATGAATATTATGAATCAGCAACAGACACAAAGCTCTGTATCATTAGGAGCAGTCCAAGGACAAACAGGAGCAGTAACTGGTCTTTTAGAAGGTTAGTACTTGCACAACCACAATATGTGGTATACTCAATATGACCCCATAGTTAGGTCTGGGGGTAAAAATGACCTTTCAAAATTGTAATCGGTCTTGATGCCTACTGACAAGACCTGTCAAATAAAAACAGTAGCGTAGAATAAACCAGTGGTTACTCATACACCACTTGTAAAAACCTGTATGAAGAAAGACAAGTGAATAATGACAGAAGAGAACAACTCTCAAACTAACACAGGCGATAAGAACTGGAAAGAGATTCGAGAACAAAATGAATTTCTAAAAGGAAAAGTTGCAGAGTATGAAGCTAAAGAGAGAACGCAAGTTTTTAAATTAGCAGGTCTAGACCCTACTAAAGGTGTTGGTAAAGCAGTAGATATGATGTTTGAAGGCGAACTAAATGTTGATAACATCAAGCAATATGCTACAGAAGAATTTGGAGTAGAGTTTGGGCAACAAGACGGATTACAACAAGATGTTGGACTACAACAACAAGTTGAAGCAAGTCAAGACAGGCTAAACAATATACAACAAAATTCTGTGGTAGACAACTACAACACAGATGCAGTTGCACAGCTTGATGAAATTGTCAACAAAGGAACCGTAAAACAATCTATAGCTGCTAAGTTATACGCACAAGAAGAAGCAAAAAAGAACAACTAAGTAGCTTTTACTTCTTCGAAAAATTTAAGTATTAGATAATAACTAGGAGAAGATTAATTATGGGAGCAATATCCCTGACTAACAGTAGCATTTATGCTCAAAATATTAATAACTTTACTGGTGAATTGTTTAAAGTTGGTGGTCAAAGAACACCTTTCCTATCTGCCGTTGGTGGTTTAAATGGAGGAACTGCAATACAGTCAACCTTCTTTCAAATCCAAGCAGCTGATAATCAGACAGTATCTTCAGAACCTACTAAAGGTCAAGAAGGTGCAGCTCCGACAGAATATCTAGGTCGTGACAGAGTAGCTTATACTTTCGTTACACAGGTATTCCATAAGGGTGTCCAAATGACATACACAGCTTTAGCAAGTTACATGAATCAAAATCCATTTGACTTATCTGCAAACATAGCCAACTCCTCAGACGGAGATGGAACTGTTACAGCAGGAGACAAACTTGGTCTTTTTGGTGGTAACCCAGTAACCGATGAATTTGCTAATCAATTAGAATTAGCAATGGAAAAAGTAGCAAGAGAAGTAGAATGGTTCGCATTTAACGGAACATTTGCTGACGGTGCTAACACCACTCCAGGTTCAGGAACTCGTGAAATGCGTGGTCTTAAACAATGGATTGGTTTAAATGCAAATGCTAACAATACAGTAGCCCCAACTTATGTTGGTGGTAACATACATTATTGTGATGCTGACGGAGATGCAACATCTGCAGCTCGTGACCTTACATGGGATGCTATCGCTGATGGCATGAAGCGACTTTATGACGCTCATGCTCCAATGAAGCAACCTGTATTGGTAGTTACACCAAAGCAATTACTAGCTCTTAACAAAGAACTAGCTAAAGGCACCATTGGTTTAGCTGCAGCAATTATCCCAAGGGATAGAAATGTAGCAGGTATCGACATTGATACCGTTGTAACACCGTTTGGTTCTATTGGTATGATGGTCTTAGACCCTAATATCATGCCTGCAGGAACTGCTTACATCTTAGACTTGGCATTCATTAAGCCAATATTCACAAACATCCCAGGAAAGGGAACAGTGTTTGTAAGAGATATTGACCAAGATGCTAACGCTAGAATCGGTAAAGCAATTTATATGGAGATGGGATTCGATTTCGGACCTCCTTCATATCACTTACTATTTGAACAAACAAATAGCTAAAGTAAATATTGGAACTTTGGGAGTAGCTCCACCTGCTCCCTTAGTTCTGCTATAATCAAATAAATATATAAGGAAAAAAATTAATGGCAAATAAATTAGTAGGCGTAACTTACACTGGTAGTGCTACACAAAGTCCACCTATACCAACGGATGGGATGTTACTAGCAGGGTTTATACCTAATTCAGCTTTTAATGGAACAACAGTCACCTTTCAATGGTCAGCAGACCAAGATGGTGGTGGTACATATATTGATGTAAAAGAGACAGATGGTTCAGCAGTATCTTACACAGTTGCTGCAGACAAACTTACAAGAGTTGACCCATCAGGTTGGGCTTTTGCATCTACAGGTTCTATTAGGTTTGTATCAGGTGCAACAGAAGACACAAGTTCAGCAATAACAGTATTACTTAGAGACGCTTAGTACCATGAGTACTACTATAGGTAATCTAGTCGATAGAGTGTATCGAGAATATCTCGAACCTATGGACGATTTACAACCGTATACAGTTTTAACTTCTGCTATTAGCAGCACATCTGCCACAACTGTTAGTTTTAACGGTGACCTTCTTACACAAGAAGAAGAAGATATGATGGACGCAGGTTCTGTTATAGAAATAGGACAAGAACTTATGTTTTGTAGTTCTATTGATACTATAAATAATCAAGTTACAGTAGTTAGAAGTGCAAGAGGTTCTACTGCAACTACACATGCAATAGGTGATGTAGTTAAAATAGCTCCACCATTTCCTAGAAAAGTTGTATTTGATGCTGTCAAAGACCAGATTAATAATTTATTTCCTACACTATTTGCTGTAGAAACACAAAGTGTAACAACAGGAACAGGGTATACATTACTTGGAAGCTATGACTCACCAGGAACAAACAACTATCTTGTCTCTATACTAAGTGCGATATCTCAATACACAGATTTTTCTTCTGGTGCAGATACCACAGGAGTAAACTTTTTACCAGTAACTTGTTCATTAGTAGAGTTACCTAACCCGTTTGTTTATGTAGATTCTAATGGTACAGAAAGAACAATTACTTATTCAACTGGACCAAGTGTTGCACACGCAATACAATTTAGTGGCATAGCATCAGGTCACACAGCTTATGTAACTTTTAAAAAGAAATTTATAGAACCTACTGCAGAGACAGATACATTGGCAACAGTTGGTTTAGAAAACGAATACGAACCAATTATTATGGCAGGTGTAACTGCACAACTTATATCTGGTAGAGACATACCAACAGTAACTGCAGATTACATATCAGAACAACTTGCTGTAGGCAGCTACCCAGTAGGTAGCACTAATAGTATTAGAAACTCTTTGTTGCAGTATCAACAATTATTATTAAATCAGGCAAGAAAATATTTACGAGCTAAATATCCTGAAGCAGTCTCCGTTGATGGCAAGGTGTTTGGAATACAGGCATAATGCCTAGGTTAACCACACAGTCAGATGTAACTAATCCACAAAGAAAAGGTTACGATTTTAGAATAGATGATTTTCTTTTAAGAGCAGCTATTGGACCAACACAAGATAGACAGATGGTTATACAATCATCTGATGTAGGTCAAGAAAATGCTGTAAATGTTAAACAAAATGCAGAAGACTTTACTACTAACATTGGTAGAGTTTTTTCCAGGAATGATTTTAGTGGTGGTAGTAATTTAGATAAAGCACATAAAACTGACACTACAGCTAAAGACATAAAAAGATTTTGGGATAGCGAACACATAGATGTATTTAATAGTGACTTGGGTAAAGCCTATAATATATCTTTACTTAACTCTACAACAAACATAAGAACATTTAGTGATGCTGCTAATGATGATAACTATTTAGCAGTTGTTGGTACAGATATTTATGTAGCAGATGAAGCAGTTCTTTATAAATCAACAAACAACGGTAGTAGTTTTTCTACTGTAACTACTGGTATTACAGGTGGTTACACTATAAAAGCTATAGCTGCACATGGCACTAGCTTGTACATAGTTACAAGTAACGGTAGTGCGTCACAAATAATTTTATACAATGGTAGTTCTGCTGCAACAAAATTAACTGCAGCTATCTACGATGGTATATGGTCTGTAAAAGGGCACTTAGTTGTGTCTATAGGAACAGCATTACATGATTATGATGGTGTTACTACCGTTGCATCAGCTATGTTAACTTTACCAACAGGAGAAACATGGACAGATGTAGCAGATGTTGGTGCAGTAATCTTAGCAACAGCTACAGACAGTAGAATATATTCTATAAAAGATGTTGCAGGTACACTAACAGCTAAAGGTCAAACAGAAATTTCAGGAGAAATACCTACATGCGTTGCTGAAGCACAAGGTATTGTATTTTATGGTACAAAAGTAAATCAAACAGGAGCCAAAAAAATTGGTAGATTATATCGTGCAGATATTAAAGTTGCTGATGATTTGTATGTACTAGCTAACAATCAATTAATTAAAGAGTGGGATATAGATAGCATAGACGCAGCACCTAGAGAAATTTTTGTGACTAGAGATTCTGTTTATACTGGTATAAAAGAATCAGCAAGTACAAGTTATTTATGGAGATACTACTTACCTACTGCAGGTATAGCTAGATATTACAAACTTGGTGCAGGTTCTTTAGTGCAAGGAATTAACAAAGTCAACGAACAATTTATTGCTACTGTAAATGGTAGTGGTTTACATCAACAATCTGCAACTGCGTTTGAGAGCGAAGGGTATTTAATTACATCACCTGCTGATTTTTTTACAGCAGAAGCTAAACAATATGTAGGTGTAGAGGTTGAAACAGAGACATTAACAGATAACAACACAGTAGATGTATTTATATCTAATAATTTAAAAGCTATAAATGACTCAAACGATAGTTCATGGGCATTAGAACTTGAACAAAGGTCAGGTGCAGGTGGTATAGAAACACAGATGAGTAGGGTTGCACGATATGTAACAGCTAAGATAGTATTAAAGTCTGCTACAACAACATCAACACCTAAGTTAGAATCTATACAGATTCGTGCATTAGGTAGACCTGAGTTAGTTGTAGCACAGATACCAGTAAATATATCTGATAGAGTCGAGAGACCATTTAGGAAACCTATAAGAGTTAAGAATCTAGGAGAAGCTATTTATCAATCATTAAAATCTAAAGAAGGTACTGCTGTAACCCTAGAAATATTTGACCCTGCAGAGACAATAGTGGGAGTTGTAGAAAAAATTAGCTATCCAATACAAAGTAATCCTAACCTTGGAAGCGTGACACAGTATGCTATACTAACGGTCAGAGGTACAAGACAGACAGCTTTTGCTGCTATTACATCAGGTGATGTGTACGCAGTTAATGCTTATGGAAGAATGAGATTTGGATAAATGAATAACGAAGTTTTTAAAAGATACACTCAACAAAAAAATATAAGAGATAACATACACAAAAGAACACTAGCAGGTGTAAAGAGTGGCAAAATTGGAGTTATTGGTTTAGGAAAATCTATTTACAAAGTAAAAAAATTAGATAAAAGTATAAATAAAATATCTAAACAATATAAACCAACTAAGAGGTCATCTTATGGTAGCGAAAAAGGTCCTAACTAATGGTAGCAAGAGAAACAAATTTAGTAAACGCTTTTGAAACTACACTAGCTGCACAGCTAAGTAGTGGTGGTACATCTATGAATTTAGCAGCAGACCCAGGAGTAGATTCTCCTGCGTATTTTGTTATAGACCCTGATAATGACAGCAACAGAGAAGTTGTATTGTGGTCATCAGGTTCTGACCATTCTAATGCTACAGTTACTAGAGACATGGATGGAAAACACGGTACAGCAGAAGATGCTGCTACTGCTCCATCACATGCTGCAGGTGCAACAGTAAGACTAGCTGTAGTTAAACAACACATAGAAGAAGTACACGATGCTGTACAACAAGGTTTTGTATTAGAAGATGGTGATGGTACAGAAGTTACTATTGCACCTAGCGTTGCTTCAGGTGTATATACATCAAGAGAAGTAAAGTTCGTTGAAGGTGCAGGTATAGATATTAACTGGACTGATGTATCAACAGGCTCAGATGGAGACCCATACGATTTAACATTTACAATAACAGGACTTACAACCTCTGAGATAGCAGCAGGTACACTCGTAATAGAGTCAGAAGGTATTGCATCTAATGATAACGATACAACAATACCGACATCTGCAGCAGTTAAAGATTATGTAGACGCTAATGGTGGAATAAGTTTAGGCGTGGCACTGGCACTAGGAGGATAGCATGAGTATGTTACTTATGCTTAAAGAAGGTGGCTCTCTAGTAATAGACAAAAGATTTACACAATCCTATACAGTAGATGAAGATGTAGATTTATTAGATTTCTTAAAGTTTGTAGAATACAATGGAACGCAAGATAATATTACTATAGCTAACAGCACACTGACATTTTTAGAGTATAATGGTACGCAGGATGATATATCTGTTATCGGCAGCTTATTGAAATTTACTAAAGCTGATGGTACAGTAGATAATATCAATCTAATATAATGAGGAATAGTTAAATGGCAGAGAGACCAATACATGTAACCAGTACAGGTTCTGATACAGATGGATTAAGAGAGTTTCCTGATGGTGCTGACGCAGGTTTATTAATACCTACACATACAACAGCACAAAGAAATAGCTCACCAAGCACTGGTGAAATAGCGTATAACTCTACACTTGCAGCATTTGAATTTTACAATGGTTCTAGTTGGGTATCACTTGATGGAACAGGTGCAACTACAGAAGCCATACAAGATATTGTTGGAGCTATGTTTAGTTCTAATACAGAAACAAATATATCTGCTACATACCAAGACGCAGATGGAACTATAGATTTAGTTTCTACTGACACAACTTTAACAACAGAAGCTGTCCAAGACATTGTGGGAGCTATGTTTACCAGTAACACAGAGACTCGAATCTCTGCAACCTACGAAGATAGTGATGGAACTATTGACCTAGTTGTTACAGATATGACTGCCGATACACAGTTATCAACAGAAGCAGTCCAGGACATTGTTGGTGCAATGTTCACAAGCAATACAGAGACAAATATCTCTGCTACTTATGAAGATAGTGACGGCACTATAGACTTAGTATCTACTGATACAACCCTAACTACAGAGGCTGTACAAGATATAGTCGGTGCTATGTTCACAAGTAACACAGAAACAAGAATTAGTGCAACATATCAAGATGCCGATGGCACTATTGATTTAGTTGCAGATGACATGACTGCTGATACACAGCTTACTACTGAAGCAGTTCAAGACATAGTTGGAGCTATGTTTACTAGCAATACTGAAACTAGAATTGCTGCTACTTATGAAGACTCAGATGGCACTATAGACTTAGTAGTTACTGATATGACAGCTAACGATAATACACAGTTGTCACAAGAACAAGTAGAAGACTTCGTTGGTGGTATGTTAGATGGTACAGAAACATTTATAACTGTAGGATATGACGACACAAATGGGAACTTAGATTTTGTAGTTCCTGTTAAAGACGAAGACAATATGAGTAGCGACAGTGCTACTTTTTTAGCTACGCAACAGTCAATCAAAGCGTATGTAGATAGTAAGACAAGTGGTCTAGCAGATGTAGGTCTGATAGTGGCACTAGGATAGAGGAATAAAATATGGCAAATGTATTTAAGAATGCTTATAAAGATGCAACAACATCACTAGCTGATTTAATACCTGCATTGGATGCGAACCATGAAGCTATAGTTCTCTCGTTGAGAGCTACTAATGTTGATGGAACTAACGATGCTACGGTAGATGTCAGAATAGTTGATGGTGGTGGGTCATTGGATAGTTATGTTGCTAAGACTTTAACAGTTCCTGCAGATAGCTCAATAGAGTTAGCAGGTACATCTAAGTTAGTTTTAGAAGCAACTGATAAAATCCAAGTATTAGCATCAGCAGCTTCAGACATAGAATTTTTTGCAAGTTATCTTGAAATAACAGACTAGGAGTAGATTATGCCTTATGGATATTTAGGTACTGCTCCTAATCAAATAAAGAATAACAGTGGAGTATTTTCTGTATCTGATATAAATGAATTAGAAGCTAAGGGTCACTTCGGTGGCTCATACGAACTTATTGTTACAGGAAGTGCAGATAACTCAGCACAAACTTTAGCATTTGATAATTGTTTTACTGCAAAATATGGTATGTATTTAATACATTGGAAAGATTTCGTACCTGCTAATGATGAAAATGCAATTTACTTTAGATTAAAAAATGCAAGTGGAGAAGTCACAAGTGGTTATCAGTATGCAAATTTTCGTAATAATGCTTCAGGTGGTAGTGGAGAAGAAAAATCAACAAGTGCTGCATTTATAAAAGTTCATGGTGGTGGTGGTACTGGTACTAGCGAAGCTCAAAATGGACACATTTTTGTGTATGCTCCTGCAGGTTCTGATAGAACAATGGCTTCTTATTCTTCCACTTTTATTGACCAAAATGCTTTATACAATCACGAAATGGGTGGAGGAAATAGTGGTACAGCAGAAGCTACACCTGGTTTTATGTTTAGAAGTATTGCATCAGGTGGTACATTAGGAAATATAAATAGTCTTGATGTTTCTGTTTATGGAGTTAAATCCTTATGAGTAATTTAAGATTTGTAAAACAAGAAAAATCTACAAGTGCTGTATCTAGTATGAAAGTAGAAGATTGTTTTAGTGCAGACTATGATATTTATAAAGTATCAATATTTGATACTCAATATGGTCCTTCTAATACTGATGTTGCATCTTTAAGGGTAAGGTTTATCAATAGTAGTGGTTCTACTATAATTACTCTTTATGAAGCTATGAATATGAATATGAAAGCAGACGCTACAAAAGATGAAGATAAATTTCAAGATGGTGCATATTTTTATTCTCCTGTAAATATAGGAAACTATGAAAATGCAGGTGGAATGATGTACATCTATAATCCTTTTAGCTCTAGTTGTCACACAGTTATGACTGGCGAAGGTGCAGGTGGATATGATGTATCAAGTAACAGAGGAAGAAGTTCTAAATGTGCAGGTTTTTGTAAACACCTTTCAAGCGTAACAGGTATAGAACTTTATTCTGGTAACGCATCTAATACATTTCAAGCAACTGTAACTGTACACGGATTGAGAGTTGATAGTTAATGGGATTAATACAAGTAGACCACTTCACAGTAACTAGCGATGTAGCAAATGTAATTATAGGTGGTGGTAGTAGTGGTAGTTCAACAACAAACTTTGCTATTAATACTGATGATGTTTATATGTTAACCTTTCATAGTCTTTATATGTCTGTTGATGGTAGAGTTCCAAATGTTAGATTGACTGTTGGTGGTAGTGCTGATTCAAATGCTAACTATGATAGGTCAGGAAAAACTATGTATTCTAATCAAGGGTTTTCAAATCCAGGAGATGTAAATCTAACACAGTTCAATATGTTGTCATGTGGTACTACACAAGTAGAAAGTCAACAAGGTGTATTTTATTTATATAACTTTAATGATTCAAACAAAGCATCGTTTGTGCAAGAAGAAATGGCAGTCGCAACTGAAACACCTGAGTATGCAGGACCTATGGGTGGTTTTGCTTTAACAACTCATCAAGCATGTGACGGTGTACAATTTGTTGCAAATGCTAATGCTATAGCTAATGGTGTGTTTACACTATATAAGGTAATATAAAATTATGAGTAATGAATTTGGATATATAGGTACAGCTAAACCAACACAAGCAGTTAAAAGTAACTCAGGTGTGTTTAGTGTTAATGAACATAAAGAGTTAATAGAAGATGAAAAGATATTATCCTTTGGACAACTTGAATTAATACAAACTCAAACAGTTTCAAGTGCTGTATGTGATTTTACTGCTTTACAAGAATCAACTTACGATATTCATTTCTTTACTTTTACAGATGTGCATATTGGTAGTCAAACAGAATTTGGTTATAGACTAAGTAATGACGGTGGCAGTTCTTTTGAAACAACTTATCGCTTTGGAAATACAAGACTTATAGCAGATGCAGGACACGCAGAAAGAGTTAGCACAGGTCAAGATAGTGCAAGGTTATGTGGAGATATAGACGCTGCAGCTCATTCTTTAGCTAATGGTTATCTGTATTTACATAATGCAGGGGATAGTGCGACAAATACTTTTAGTAATAGCCACATGGTTTTTGAAGATTTTCAAGATATAGGTGCTATGGAATATGGTGGACAACAGTATAATACCGTAGAACGAAATAACGCAATTAGATTTGGTGCAGGAACAGGTGTAACGGCTTTGACAAGTGCAACCATATCCCTATATGGCATAAAGAGATATTCATAATGGCTACTAATTTACAGTTTATAAAATCTTTTACACCAGACGGCTCTGCTTCATCATTATCTATAACAAATGTTTTTTCAGCACAATATAATGTTTATGTAGTTACTTATAGTATTACTACTGATAGTGGTAGTCCTAAAGATGTACATTTAAGGTTAATAAATTCAAGTGATACTATTGTTACTAATTCAAACTATGATTATGCTTATCAACAAATGAACACAGGAGGTACATTTACAGACACAAAAAACACAGGACAAGACCATGTGACAGGTATGTTAGGTGCAACGGACTTTCCACCTGAGGGAGTTACAGGAAAGTTTGAAGTTTATAATCCATTTTCTTCATCAACTTATACATTTATTTCACAACAAGCTAGTAATAGTCATAATGGTTCTAGAGCAGGTTGGAAAGGTATTGCAGCATTAAAAGAAACAACAAGTATTACAGGATTAAATATATTTTTATCAAGTACTAATCCAGTAGCAGATAGTAATATTTCAGTATACGGAGTGAGGTAAAAAAATGGCAGGAAGTTTAATTTTAATTGATAGTGAAACTGCAAGTTCAAGTGGGTTTGTTTTATTAAATCCTTTAGACAGTACCTATAATGTTTATAAAATTGTCTTTGAAAATGTAGTACCTGCAACAGATAATGTAAAATTACATGCGAGGTTTCAAAATGGAAGTGGAGATGTTACATCATCTAATTATGATTTTGCTCATAAAGTTTTAAAAACTGCTAGTGGTTTTGATAATGACGCAGGACAAGGAGAAACAGCATTTGAATTAACAGACCAAGAGTTAGGTACAGGTACACAACAAACAGGTAATGGTGTTATGTATCTTTTTAATACAAGCAATAGTGGAGAATATTCTATGTATACTCTTGAATCAGTTTGTATTGATGACAATGGAAATATGTTTGGTAATCAAGGTGGTGGAGTTTTGGAAGTTGCAGAGGCACATACAGCAATTAAGTTGTATATGGCTAGTGGTAACATAGCAAGTGGAGAATTTAAACTTTACGGTATGAAGAAGTAGTAATATAAATATAAGATGCTAATATAGGAGATAGATATGGCGATAAAAACATTAGAACAATTTACAGCTGAAGCTCAGACAGAGATTGACGCATTAAAAACTGCTAACGGTGGTGCTGGTATGAAAGCCAGTGTTAACGGAGTAGTTAGAGAATTTACAGATGCAGAATATGCACAAGCTGTAACTGACTCAGCTGCTTTTAAGTTAGACTCACAAGACAATGACTATAAGAAAGCTAGACAATCTGCTTATGGTATTATTGGAGACCAACTTGACTTGTTATACCACGACATGACAGCAGACAAAGGCGACAAAACTGGCGAGTGGTACAAGGCTGTAAAAAAAGTTAAAGACGATAATCCTAAACCTTCATAAATCTGTGTTATAATCCAGTCTATGGATTATTTTATCGGATTTATAATAGGATATTGTTGCAAAGAAATATACAGAATACTTAAGTATATAAGCACATCCGAAACTATTTTCTTAGATGAGGACTGGGATATGTTATCCCATGATGACTTACCATAATGACTACTTCCAATGGCTTTACACAGAAAGAACTAAATCAAATGATATTTGATAAGCTAGATGACATAGATAAAAAGCTAGATGAGAAGTTAGACAAATCAGAATTTTATAAAGTATTAGGATTAGTTGCCACAGTCATACTGATTGTTGGCAGCCTAAGTATGTGAGGAGTATGATGGCTAAATATAATGGCGATGGCTGTTGTGGTGGTGGCTGCTGTGGCACTGTTTAATCAGTGTTACTTAGAATATGCCTAGCTCTTTTTTTATTAATACCTAGTCCTGCATTTGCTGATGAAGTACCTGGTGAAGTTACAGTTAACGAAGGATTTGAAGATAGTACATACGAAACAGGTTTAACTGTTAGTGGTGGTAATCAAGCTGCATATATTTATTCAGCAGAACAAGGTTCTTATAACACAACAGGTTCTGCATTAGCAATAACAAGTGGTACTTATCTATTTGAATTTACAGAAGATGTATATGAAGTAGGCTTTATGATAGGTGCAGTTAACAGTGCGTACTCTGTTACTTGGAATTATGCAGACAATACAAGCGAAACAGAAAACAAATCTGGTCAAAGTACTTCTGATTTTGATAATATGTATGATGACTTTTATAAATCATTTACTGATTACAACAATGATGAAGCTAATACAGACAAATTTATAACTTCGTTTGCTGTAACGCTAACTGATATATCTTTATTAGATACCTTGTACTGGCAGTATATAGATGAAAGTACTATTCCTACTACAACTACTACATCTACTACTACAACTACTACAACTACTACAACTACTACAACT